ATGCTTTCTACTTCAGGAATTGTAATTTTGTCTAATACAGACAAATCTAATTTAGTCTCTTGATTCATATTATTTTTCTTTACAACTTACAACTTCACCTATGAAGACACACAAAAATAATTTTACTTTATATCTTTAAACAATAGTTAGTATAATATTTTTGACTGCTTCTATAGCATTTTATAATAATGGGATTAAAGATAACAAATATTTAGCTGCTAATACCTCTAAAGAAGACTTAGAAGTGTCTACTAAATTCTGTAATGGTACACGTGCAAATACGTCTAATTCTAGTTCTAAGTAATTAGAAGTATCACTAGGATAAGGAATTTCTACTAATGTAGAATAAGGTTCAGGAGACATGTCTATAACAGCTACAGCTGTATGAGATGTATCTTCTACATAAATTTTGCCACCATTAGGTGTGTTAAAATGTTTAAGCATATAATTAAGTTTTTATTTACCTTGACCTTTATAAGACTTTTTATAATTTTTAGAAGCTTTTAAGCTACTTGTATTCTTTTTAGAATGTACTCCTGGTCTTCTTTTTTTACCCTTCTTTTTATAAGAAGATGATGTGCTTTTAGCACTAGATGTTTTTTTAGCCATTATCTTATTTCTCTAAATTTAATTGATGCATAAACTGTTTGTGTACCACTTAATGATGTAGCTTTTAATGTAAGAGTACCAAGTGCTCTTACTGCTCCTGCTTGGTCTAAAGTAATAGGGTATCTTGATACAATAGCTGTATTAGTAACTCCTTTTGCACCACCTGCAGATGCTACAAAGCCACCATCTATTACAATAGATGGGCTACCACTCAATGTTCCAAGAACATTATATTCTGAACTTGAATAGTTAGTATTTACATTATTATAAGTAGTAGTACCTGTTATAGCTTGGCCTAAACATAATTGCCATTGTACAGGTTGGTTACCTCCATTATAAATCTCTACATCTATGTAAGCTACTCTTGTTCTATTAGTAATTCCATTAAATGTAGTCTTTGGCCTAAGGCTCAACATATGAGTTCCTCCTGTTGTAACACTTATAGGCCCTGAGTCTTGTTGAAAGGTATAACCAAACACATTAATATCTTCTGTACCTCCTTCTGATATTACAGCAGAACATATAAAATTCATTGTTGTACTAACTGTAGCAGTACAAGTCATTCCACACCTTACTGGAAGATTAGCTGACTGGATATACGGAGATGCTGCAAGATTAGCATGAAGAAACTCGTGGCAATAGATTATACTACCACCTATATCAAATCCTATTCTTACTCTACCTACATACAAAGCCTGTATATCTATTACAAGAATTTGTGTTTTAGTTATATCTAAAGTTATACCACTTAATCCTGTACCATCTAATCTATCTAAATTCCAATTAGCTTGAGTAACTGTTTCATCACCTAAACTTGTATCAGAATAAATTGTAAATTGATTAGTAGTTCCATTAACTTGAAACTCTATACCATTAACTCCATCTGAATACCCTGCAAATTTTAATACATTAGCTACTGCAGCTATCATATTAAAAGTTATAAAGATTAATTGTGACCTACCTGGTTGATAAGGTAAGTACTCATAACTTTGCATATAAGCTTTTCCTCCTGTAGGTGTAGAGGCAAACGTAAGTAAAGCATTTCTATTAGTAGTGTCATGTGATATTGCAGCTCCTGACCCATTAGTAATCTGTTCAAATAAAATAGGAGCTAAGTCATAAGTAAACTGAGCATTGTGTAATATCAAAGGATTACTTACTCTTAGTCTACTAAACGCATCTAAGTTAGCAGAGTCTGAAAAAGCAAACTCATTACTTACTATAGCTGTGTTATTAGTTGTAGTAGTATTATCTATTACAGTAGTAGCATTGACAATAGGTTTAAATAAACTTAATCTACCATCTTTAGTACCTATATACACATCTCCATTACTATCAATGTACTTATAATTGTACTTTGCTAGTTTGTTAGCATGTATATTAGAAAGAGTAGAATTCATTTTAGATATATTGTTTTCTAATTACTAAGGGTACAGCAGTAGTACCTTTAACAACTTGATTAGTAATCCAAGTACTACCTGATAAACTTACAGTTAATGCATCATCAGCATTAACTTCAGTAGAAGTCCAATATGGTCCAGGTGCACTTAATGTAATACCACCAAGATTAGTTAAAAGAGTTGTAGCTTCATCAGCTGCTGCTACATACCAATCATTAAATCTAACTGACATAGTATTTGTATAAAAGAATGGAAATATTGATCCACAACCTGCTGCTCCTAAAATATCTGTATTAGATAATCCATCAGTTAAACTAGTAGCTCCTTGAAATGCAGCATAACATCCAAAAGGTTCTATTCCTCCTATTATACCAGTAGAATTATTAATAATTGTTACAAGAAAATTATTTGCATTTGGATTACCTTCTAAAGCAGCTATTATACTATCATATCCATACGCATCACCTACAGCAAGAGATGAGTTTTTTACTACTCTAACACTATAACCTCCACCTAAACCCTCAGTATTTATAGCAGTAACTGCATTATTGGGATTATTTGAATAATAATATACATTAGTATCTAAATCATATGTTCCATTTATAGATAGACTTTTAAAATCAGTATAATTTCCATTTGAATCTATATAACCTGCTCCTAAATCTGTATAACCTGAACTGTTTGTATTTCCAAAATCAGTTATCCAATGAGCTGTACCAACTTCTTTCATTTCTTGACCACTAGCACTAAGACCTCCTAAAAAGTCTGTTAATTTTACTACTTCAGAATATGTTGGTATATGATAACCAACAGGAGCTATTTGTCTAGAATCTTTAATAGCATACCCATTATATAATAAGCCATACTCTGCATCATTTGCTGAGTTATAATCTACAGAAGCATAACATCCTGTTTGTGCAGTAGCAAAATCTTTCCATTCTGTACTAGTAGTAGCATAAGGAATAGCCTCTCCATTTCTATAACTAGTAACACTTAGATTTTTAATCTTCCAAGTTTGATTATCTATATCTACTGTAGTAGGAACAATAGGACCAGATGATATAGAAGAAAGTATACCTATTTTAAACATATTATGCTATATCACCAATTAATGTCCATTCACTATCACCAGTCTTAATAAGAGTAACTCCTGAGTATTGATCTGATATTCCTGTTGCAGCTCCTTTTGAATTTAAAGTAACTCCTGTATCAGGTGTAAGTATAGAAGGATTACTACTCATTTCAATTATATCTATTTGAGAACCTATAGGTATACTAAGTGCAGCTACTGTTACATTAGTACTTAAACTATTTGTAAGTAAAAGTATTTTACCTTTATCTTCATTAGAAATAGTATAATCAGTAGTAGTTATAGTTTTTAAATAATTTACTCCACGCATCCTATCTACTTTTGGATAGTCACGTGTTTTGGTGGTAGATAAACTCATTTCTTATCGTATTTATTTTTATTTGTTTTAGCAATTTTTAAAGCTGTATCAGCCTTCATTTTTTCAATCTTTTCTTTAGATTGAATTTCTCTTTGTTTCATACTTAATTCTTCTTTAGCCATAGATTGTTCTTTAGCTACTTTCATTCTTTCAGTTTCTAATTTCATTTTATCCATGAAAGATTTAGAAGTTTCAGATTGTAATTTAAGAGCATGGTCAGCTAACTCCATAGGGTCAGGAATAGAATTCATATTTAAGTCTAACTCTTGTTGACGTGCATACACTCCTATCTCTGCAACTTGAATTCTAGTCTGATTATTTGTATCAGCTATGTATTGCTGTAACTGCATATCTTGTTGATGCATTTGTTGTTGAGCAGCAATTTGTTCTTGTTGAATTTGAGCTTGTTGTTCTTGTTGAGCTTGTTGTTGCTGCATCTTTTCATCATAGTAAGCTTTAAGTGTACTACGAATTTCAGATACAGACTCAGTACTATAAATATCTGCAATTTGATGAAATGCCATTTGATCATTCTGAAGAGCAAACTTCATATGTTCTTTCATAGCTTGGAATACTTCCATATCCTTATTATCATCAGTTACAAACACTCCATAATCTGCATTATTAAACTCTTGGCCATCTATTTGGAACATTATAGTTTGTAAGTCATCTGTTACATATTGTAACGTCTTGCTACCATCTTTATACACATCTTTAGCTACTTCAAGTAAAGCCTCACATACATCTAACTTAGTTAAGTTATGCATTCTAAATAAATCTTCAGTAACTAGAGAAGATTGAGTAATACTTCTTTCTACATTACCTACTAGTTCTTGATTAGAAATAGCACCTAGACGTTGTGGAGGAACACCTGCTGTATTTTGAATCTTACGCTCAATTTCCTGAAGAAGAGTAATGTTAAATTGAATGTAGCTACCCATTTCAAGATTTAACTCTTTATTCTGAGTAGACATGTTCTGATTAATACCCATACGTTTGTTACCCTCATTCATAGAGTTAACAAATCCTACACGCATTGCACGAGCATAGTACATCCACTTGTCTATTTCCCAACCATCAGGTATCATAGATACATCTAGTAAAGCAATCTTACCCATATTAGTAGCAAGTGCTAATTCTGTATCATACCATATAATAAAGTACAAATAAATCCAAGGAATTAAACGGTCCATAAGACTTGTACTTTGAGTATTAGTAGCAGAGCACATTCTACCAAAGTATCCAGACTTACATTTAGACATGTTATCCATAGACCTAAATTGTTGTGGTCTACGACGTATCATTGGTTCAATATACATATCCATACCAATACGTACACCTTCCCAATACTCAGATACCCAATACCATTCAACTCGTTGCATAGGGTCTGACTTTTCCCATTTAAAAGACTCATCTACTGTAAAGCTTTGCTCTTCTCCAGTTTGTGGGTCAATGTAATAAAAAGTACCTACCTTTCTAAATGACTTCCATCTTACTCTGTATACAGGAATCCTATCAATAAAACTCTCTTGGTTCTGAAAGTGGTAGATTGTTTCTACCTCTTTAATAGTAAGAGGATTGATAACCTGGTTTCCAGGTATACCACTAGGATAATAGTTCTCAAGCTCATCAATTTGTTCAGGAGTAAGCACCTCATAAAACTCATCAATGATTTGATTAACTGTCAAATAATTTTCTTCTAAGATTTGATCACATTCCTCAATAGAGTCATTATTCTCACCTATCTTAAAAAATATTTGTAAAGGATTAACACGAATTACTCTAGCTTGTCCAGCTACTGATTCTACTCTATAAAACTCTTCACCTGCAATTAACCAATCCTTCCATCCTGCAGCAAACTTATCTTTAAGTCTTTCATGCTTTTTATAATAAGTTAAAAACTTCTCAGCTGTAATTTCTCTCATATCTTTAGCAGACATTTGAGCAGCTTTAATTACATCTTCAGGAGTAGGTATTTCTTCAGGTTGTTCACCTCTAGCTTCAGCTTCTTTTGCAGCAGCCTGAGCATCTTGAGTTAAATACTGATATAAGCTTTGAACAATAGCTTGTTGTATTTTTTCTTCTTTATCTGTAACTGCAGTATCATTAACTACTCTTACAATAGGATTAAAGAATCTTTTATGTTCTTCTCCAAACAATACATTGAATATAGGAAATAATACATCATATGGTTGTAAAGTAGCAGGTAACTGAAACTTGTTAGGCTGATTTTTACCTAAATTAAAAGGGTTAGTTATATGCTCGAAATGAGTAATATCTATCTTATTATTCAATAAGTCATAATTTCTTTTGCGCTCTGTTACAGAACGTCTTCTTTGGGAATCCTTACCTTTAGTTGAAGCAATAATTGCATCAACGCATTTGTGCTTCCATTCAAGAGTTTCTTTAACTTCTCGAAGCACTTTTTGCCTTGGTAATATGACCCTATCTTGATATACTACTTCCATTTGAATCTAATTAGCCTAAACTACAAACTTATTTTTTTGATTTTTATTAAACAATAGATTATAGATAAAATCCTGTTCTGCCTATAGCAAATTCTGTTTTCTTCTGAAACCCATTTTGAAAGAACTCTTGATCTAAGAAAGACTTAGCTTGTTCTTCTACTTTAACCTCATACTTACGCATTTCTTCTTTCTGATACAAAGCTACCATTAAAGCCATTACACGGTCAAAGTTACCATCAGGATTATAAAGAATAAGCTCTTTTAATAAAGGTTGGCATCTAATCTTATGACATACCTTAACATCACCTTCATAGGACTTTCTAAGCCATGCATTAATAAGCCCTTCTCCATACCTTTTAATTTCAGTAGACATGTGTATTCCATAGCCTCTGTCTACAGTACTACCTGCTACTACATCTTTAATTAATTTAGGCTGCTTAGCAAGAAGATACAACGCTCCACAAGATTCAAAATAAGTAAATACACCTTTCTTTTCATTCTCATAGAGAGCCATTGCATTATAGTATAATAATAGTCGTCTACATTGTTCATAAAAGTCATTGGCTGTTTCAGGTCTACCTGAATATTCTGCTACAATTCTGTTAGTTAAATTATCTAAAATAATGATAGAACCTAATGAACCAGACTGAGATTTGTCATGATCATAAGGGTCAATTCCTCCAATGTATCTACCCCAAGGAATAACACCATTGTCATCCTTAATAGGATGCTCGTATAATACCATAGAACCTTCTACATTAGCTTCTGCTCTAAGAGGAAAATCATAAATAGGTCTATTCTTAGCATTATTTCTCCACTCAGTTTCTCCTTCAGGACTTATAATTACATCTCCTATCCATTCAGCATCTGCTAGTTTACTACTCTCTATATTAGCAAGAGTATATTGTAAATCTTTAAGTGGGAATATGTTATTTGTTTTAGATAGAAAAACTTCACTAGGTACAATAGGATTGTACACAACATACTCGTCATAAGCACTAGCATCTTTAGCAAGTTTTTTCTTTTCTCTTTGTTCTTCTTCACCCAGCCTAGCAAGATGGAGATTAGTATTACCAAAGCCATCTTTATAATTTATTTTAGTGTATGTTGATGGAAAGAATAAAGCTATTTTTCCCCTGTTCTCATAAATATCATCAAACACCAAGCAGTCATACGCTTCAGGATCATAAAACATTTTCTGAGATGCAAGAGTTCCACCACCCACCATGTCCCCACCAGTACCAATGTAAAGAGTAGAGCCAAACTTATAATTATTAAGTCTTTGAGTATTCTCATCAGCAAAATGAGATTCGATAAGATTTTCCCAGACTCCAATTTCTTCTCCAATTTTAATAGTATTACGACCCCCTACACCTGCAAGAGGTTTGTCTCTATAAACTCTAGGTTTAAAGCAGCTTCTAGTACCAGCCATTTGCCACTTACCACCTACTTTCTTTTTATAATAATTTTCTACTTTCTTACCTATATTCCAAGTACCTGTTAAAGTCTTAGTAAAAGGAGCAGGATAATAAATCCCATTAACCTCCATACCACCAGGATAATTATTTAAGACATCTTGAATTTTAGTAATCAAGTCATTTACATACGGAGCATTATATGCACTAAGCATAATCTCTGCAGTTTCTTTAGATACTTCTCCAGGAGTATATTCTTTCTGGCCATCAGTTAAATACTCATGTGCAGCTACATTAGCTCCCCAATAAGATTTACCCCAACCACGTGGCCCCATAATAAGTAAGTTCTTAGCTTCATTATTATACAGAGGTTTACCTAAATCTTCAGTTTGTTTAACCCTAAGAAAAGACCTAATATCTTCTACATCTCCTACCTTTTCAAATCCAGATAATCCACGAGCTTCAATCCAATAATAGGCTAAATCCCATACATAATCTAAATCCCAAGGCCTATCTTTCTTTCTTAAATTTCTTTCACCTAAGACAATAGTAGCATAGTTTAAGTAATGATAAAGTTGTGGAGGACACCATATCCCATTTATCCACTGACCTTCAATTACTTTCTTCTTTTCTCCTCTCCAAAAGTCTAGATACCCATTGCTCATTGGATGGAGCTTAGGTATTTCTTTTAAAGTGAACTCTCGCCTATTGTCCCACATTATATCTCTCCTCTTTCTGTAAGACTTTCCATACTACCACCTATCATAGTACCACCTTCACCTTCTTGAACTAATCTAGACATGATATCTTCAT